CATCTAAGAAGGCCGCGTAAGAGCCTCTACGTGTCCTTCCCTGTCTGTAAGCTAAGCTAGAGGCGTCGTAGACACGTAGGTGAGGCATTACCCCAACAGACTTATCGTCCACCCCACGTATGCCGACATGGATGCCTACACCGCCGCCCAACATAGACAGCCAGTTAACCTCCGATAAGGTGTCCACTAATCCTTCAGCGGAGTCGTCTAGAAAAGACAGGAAGCAACTTATAGGTAGCCCGCGCTTTCCTCGGCCATAGCTAAGAATAGGGGTGCTGTACGAGAGCCAGTGTTTAGAGCTGTATTCATATAGACGTTGAGCATGCTCGGGGCTACTTGAAAACTTCTCTGAGACATATGCAAACCGCTCTTGTGGGCTAACTTCGTCTTCGCGCATATAACTTTCACGAAGGCGGCTGAGACCTAACTCGTCAAACAGCTCGTCCCTTCGATAATCTACTTTTATTGTCATTTTAATACCTAATCACCCTATCGGGCATCTCCGCTTCCGCCAATTACACCACGAGCCATGCGTGAATTTAATTTATCTAAATTTCTTTGGGCCTCTTCGCTTAGAGATAACCCTAAATCTGAACAAAGGTTTGCGAGGTACCATAAGACATCCCCGATCTCCGCTCCGATTTGTTCCCGGTCAGAGAACACGAACTCTCCGCCTTTGTCCCGGTAGACTTTCTTTATTTTATTGGCGACTTCGCCTGCCTCTCCTGTAAGGCCCAGCGCCGGGTACATGACTTTTATGTTGTCGGCATAAATAGAAGTCCCGGCAGCCTTGTGCTGATAATCATCTAAGTCCATTAGAGGTGTTCCCCGCGTTTGTGCATTTCAATTAAATCGTCGATGAAAAACTTCATCTTATTAAGGTCGTAGAGAGTATCCACGCCGTCTTTCTCACTAAGGCGATAACAGGCCTTAAATATGTCACCACGCGCCTTACTCATTGCCTTGTGACTAATCAGGTGGCGAAGCTCTGAGGCATGCTCTGGAAGCTTGTAGTAGTCGGTAGAACCACCATCGCTTGAGGTCTTTGTCCTGTCTTTAACCCGAACCGGGCTAACAGGAGATCCCACAGACTTGTCGACACCGCCAAAAGGGGGGAAATGTGCAGTAGCCATATCAGTGTACCCCGCCGTCAGTAGGTTTCTTAAATGAGGCAAGGTCGATTACCTCGGCGTCTTCTCCTGTGTAGGCCATTGGCCCAGAATCTTCCGGGGCCTCGTTTTCCGGATTAGCGAATTCCCAGAAACCGTCGCTCTGACGGGCTGTCTCCCCGAACGCTAGAAGCATCTCCGGGTGAAGATGTACGGCGTAGTAAATCCCGTACACAATATTGCGCAGCCATTCTTTGGTATCCTCTGACTCATCCTCAGAGAAGAACTCAGAAGCCCCAAAGCTAAGAGCTCCATGTTCGCCGGTTGTCAGCTCTACATAAACCCCACTTTCCGTATCTTCATTTTCTTTTTTTGGCATCGATAATATCCTCAAATTCTTTAATTTTAGTAAGTGCTTGCCTGTTCTTCTTAACCTTAAACCAATCTGCCGGGATAAGCTTGTCCGCAAACTCAAAGTCATGCTTACGGCACCAGTCTGCGTAGGTCGTTTTCGAGTTTTTCCGAATGCGAGTACCACTGCGGCTGAACACAAAACGGATATCCAGCTCTGGGTGTTGCTCACGGATAAAGAGATGCTTCTTCCTATCCTCGAGCATGAATCGACCCTTTGACTCGATGATGATCCCGTTAGCCAAGACGTAGTCCGGCGTGTATGTGTGTAAGCTTTCTGGAATCAGGTACGGTATTTTAAATGGCTCATATTCTGCAGAACGATTAAATTTCTTAATCTGGTCTGCGATGTCCAATTCTAGTCCCGACCGATACCCAGCCCGAATTGCCCTTTCTCTAGTATTATATTTTGGCACATACCTTCCTAGCCGCCTCAGACAGAGTGGCGGGGTTTAGTGAGTAAGTATCTTCCCTATGGCCTCGGTACTTCATCCAGCACGAGGCGCAGTAGGTAAGACCGTCCGTTTCTACTGACGCGACAGACCGACAGTGATTGCATTTAGCTTTCGGCATTTTCCGTGTACTCCGAGTACCAGTAATAACGAGGATTCTGAGCCTTGGATCCGCCCTGCGGTTTATGAACAGCGTCTGGAAAGCAGGACTTTTTGTAAGCACAGAAAGTACAGGTGGTGTGCAGGCGCTTGTTCCCAGTAGGCTTCGTTCGGAAATACTCAATCGTAGGCTCAAAGCATTGAACTAATTCTGCATTAGTCGACACGGACTGCACCGTTTTAATGATATTCATTTCTAAATCTTCCACTTGCTGCGGGCTCGGATCAGCCTCTACAAAAAGTGTTTCTCCTGAAGATTTGTTAACGACAATCCATCCGCCCTGCTCTTGCTTAGTGCCCTTGCTGTAGCCATAAAGCTGGGCGCCATAGCCAAACGCATCCTCTTTAACGAGGCCTGCATATCCGGCTCTCCATTTGTTATCAAAAGCCCACGGGCTGCTGCTCTTGGTGTCATAGACCCTGCCGTCGATCTCAATGTCATTCTCACCTGAAACAACAACATCATCGAACTTCAGCGTTGCTTGTGACTTGCCTCCAGTAATAGGCAGCTTAGCAACTCGGAGCAAAACTTCCATAATGCACTCAGTGGCGTCCCCCAACATCATGCGTACGATGTGATTGTAAGGCATTCGCTCACGCTCTAACCCTAGGTTCTCACGCTGCAACTGGCACAGCGGTCTACCTATGTTAGACATTCGCAGGCGGAAACCTTTCTCACGGGGAGTCAGCTGCTTGCGAAGGGCCGCTTTAAACATTTCCCCCGCGTCTTCCACCCATGCATCGTCATACTCAATAGCATCGTTATTGGATAATTTTTCCAACACGCTGTGTAATTTAGCTTGGTACAAACTTGATAAATTCATAAGGAACCTCGAAGTGAAAAAAATGGGGAGGTACAACCCTCCCCTAAGGTGCGCGAGCACGTATGCTTAAACTTCGAGAGCATCCTCTAGCTCTTCAGCTAATGAATCTATTGCATCATCAGACAGCTGGCCTTGCCTCATAGATTTTTGATACCCGGCGTCTACCTTTTCGTTTTCGCCTTTAATCATCTGAGCCATCGCAAACATCGTGTGCAGCGTGTCATCGTCAAGATCGAGCTTTGCCTTAAGCTGCGGCTTAAAATGCATGACGTAGTACACTACAGAGCCGTTTTGCAGCTCCTCCGCACTCACATCGCAGGAGTAGTCGTACAGGTTAGACCCGCGAGGAATGGCCTTGGCAAACTCGTCTTCGAAGGGCGAGAAGTTACTGCCCTTGAGGAGCAAGATGCACGGCTGGTTTTCTATCGTAACTTCTTTGCCGTCAGCGTCCTTACCTGTGTACGATACAAGCGCACGTAACTGCCGGAAGCATTTAATGTCAGCGTACTTCTTTTGCTCATCCTTCGAGGCTTCACGCAATACGGCGCTGGTAGGCTTACCGCAGCGTATCGTGCCTAACATATCCCGAGCTTCATGCTTAAAATTTGGGATGAGTAGCGTTTTGTTCTTCACCCGGTTTTCTTCCGGGTCGTAGTGGAGCCATTGAAACAGCTGACTTAAAACCCGCAGGCTCACAGTCTCTGCATACACTGCCTCAATACCATCGCCCTTCAGATAAAATTCACCTTCGGGTACCTTCCTGCCGCTCGCGTCCTTTCTCATGCTGTTAACTTTCAGGACTGGCAATCGGTCTCCGGCTTGTGCAGGAGCTTCCGACGCACCTAATAGCTGGGCTATTTGCTGAGCTTCAGCGTTCGAAATTGTTGCTACTTCAGTACTCATATATTTCTTCCTTAAGTAAGGGTGGTTTATTAAATTTACTTTTTTGATACTACAATTACAAATGTCATTGATCAACACTTATTGGTGTAGTTTCCATCCAATTCACACCGATCTCTGCCTCCGTCGACAAAGGTAAAATTGGACTGTACTCGAACCTCTCTACGAGCTCTTCGCCAATCTCTTCCATGGCCCAATTCAACGCACGAAGTACTGCTTGCGTCTCCTCCGGGTGAACATCAACTACGATGCTGTCATGGACTGTCAGGACTAGTTTCGAACGTAGGTCTAGCTCACGGAATCTTCGCAACGCACGGATACAACTCAATGGGACTATATCCGCGGTAGCAAAGCTTTGTACGGGGAAATTAACAACTTGCGTAGCGTTGCTAATCCTCCCATTACCTGTTCTCCGAGCGTTAGGAAAAGCAAACTGTCGCCCGGAAGGAATTTGGACAATGCCTGTCTTAAGCACTCCATCCATTAATGTTTTGTGCCATCTACCTAACCCTGCATAGATGTTAAAATATTGTTTGAAGTACTCTTTAACGTGAGGGGCTTCCATTGCCCCCATGCCTCCATACAGGGGAGCAAACGTATAGGCCTTCGCAGCCTGCCGCATATCTTTGCTAACGTCTTTGATGTCACACTGGTTAATGATCGAGGCTGTCTGTGAGTGGACGTCCTTGCCGTTGAGCACGTCACTTATTATCTGCTCGTCACGGGACAATTCGCCGGCAACCCGGAACTCCAAGCCCGAGTAATCCATCTCCAGTATTTTGCCTCCTTCCCACCTAGACACTAGGCAGCGCCGAACAGGAAACTTTCCTCCCTTAGGCAGATTCTGAAAGTTAGGGTATGAGGAGCTCAGCCGCCCGGTCTTCGTTACAGTCTGGTTGAACTGCGCGTGGAGTAGCCCGGAAGGCCTCTTCCATGTCTTTATGCCCGCCACGAACGAGTCTAGGTAGGTAGACACGGCATTTAGTCTCATAAGCTTGGTTAAAAACTCAATGGCCTTCAGGTTATCTTTTTGCTTGGCCTGACGTAAAAGTTTACCAATGGTTATCTTGTCAGTCTTAAAACCATTCACGCTCGCATCTTCGGGGCCCGTGGGTATTAGTTTTAATCCCGCTACGTTTCCGGTCTTTCGAAGCAAGTAGCCTCTACTCTCACACGACACACACTTTGACTGCAGCTTCCATGGCTCACCATTCTTCTTGTACTTCTGCACGAACCCACGGCCGTTACAGGTAATACAATGCTCTGCGATCGTTTTGAGAACGCGAGTAGTCGACTTTCGTACGGTGTTTGCGAACATCGACGTAGACATGCGAGGAGTAGGTAAAGGTTTGCCGTTAGGAGCAGTACCTATCTTGAAAGCTCGCTTGTGATACTCACGGTCAACCACTTCGCGGCTGTATACGACC